ATAATGGTAACATTTAATATTAAAACTAGCCACAATACTAGAGAACTGTATAAAATAGGTGATCGTATTGCTCAGCTAGTAATCATACCAGTACCATTAACTAAATATGTAGAAGTAGATGAGTTATCAGAAACACAAAGAGGAGTAGATGGACATGGTAGCACAGGAAAATGATCCATATGGAGCACATAAGGTTATAAAACAGATACTAGAAAGAGAGATGGTAAATCATCCTGATCATTACCAAGGTAATAAGTTTGAAGTGATTGATATCATTGAAGACTACGACTTAGGATTCTCTTTAGGTAATGCTATCAAGTATATCCTTAGAGCTGATAAGAAGGGTGCTAGGAAACAAGACCTGAAGAAAGCTATTTGGTACATACAAAGAGAAATTGATCGTGAAGACTTGTAGTGTAGAGGGGTGTAATAATTATGTTTGGTCTAAGGGGGTGTGTAAGAATCACATCCCCAAAGAACCTATACGTACAAATAAGATAAAAACTGTACGTACAGAAGCAAACCCCATGCATCTTTTCTTCAAAGAGATCTGGAAAGAACGTAAGCATTACTCAGAAGTGAGTGGAGATTATCTAGGAAGTGAAGCATTATCAACTTTCTTTCATCATATCCTTCCTAAGAGTAAATATCCTGAACTACAATATGATAAATCTAATATTATTTTATTAACTTTACCAGAACATGAATCTGTAGAAAATGATATATACAGATTTGAAGAAGTTAACAGAAGACGTATTGAACTTTTAAACAAAATAAACCAATGACAAATCAATTTTTCTACACTCGTAAAGAGGGTGACAAAGAGCTTACAGACTCTTTTAATGTAAACAAGGTAGTTCGCAGCATTGCATTTGATGATGAGCTAGTAGTATTACTAGATGACATTCATGAGCGTGTTGAAGAGGTTCCTACACTTAGTCCTAAGACTGGTAAGGTAATAGGTGTACAACGCAAGCGTGACATCTTCCAATCAGATATTCATCTAAAGGGTGATGACATTGTACGATTTAAAAAACTAACTAACATTGAATTCTAATGGCAGATTTTAAACAACTACGTGGCAATAGATTATTGCTAGACCTTCCTAAGAAAGACGAAGGTAAACTTATTGTGGACGAGAACACAAAAGAAGCTCTTGAAAGAGAGATGATGCAGAAGCTTAATAAGCTTACAGTGTATGCTGTAGGTGATCTTATTACAGACATCAAGGTGGGAGATGAGATATTGGTAGATCCAGCATCTTTAGGTAAAGCACCTGTTATTCCTATTGGTGGAGATAACAAGTTATTAGTATCACCATTTGATGTAATTTTAGTCTGGTAATCATGATTGATATAATCAAACAAGATGTTAAAGACCACATACTCAACATAGCTAATATATTAGATACGCTTGGAGAAAGAGTAGAAGGTAATTTAATATGTGATATAACAGCAGACAATTTTACAGATCAGGCTAATGAGAGTAAAATATATAACTTATTGAAGTTAGCTGAAGGTAAATCAAAAATATGTGAAATAGGAGTTAATGCTGGCCATAGTTTATTGCTAATGGTCAGCGCTAACCCTAGTGCAGAATATCTTATATTTGATTTAGGTGGTCATAGTTACACTAGACCATGTGTAGAGTATATTAGAAATGCATATCCATCTACTAAAATAACAGAGGTGTATGGTGATAGTAATATAACACTAAGAGAGTATGTAGCTACTGGTGAGTTGAACAGTTATGACTTGATTCATATTGATGGAGGTCACGAAACTCACACTGTAGTTAATGATTTTATCTATACACAGTTCATGCTTAAACAAGATGGCATTGTTGTATTTGATGACTATAACTTTGGTAACATTAAGAATGTAGTTGATTACTATGTACAAAGAAATATAATAAGTAAATATGATGTTGACATAATTGATACTAATTTACATTATGTATATAAGATATGGTAAATACAATATTTTTTTATTGGGATGGTAAACTTGATGATCCTTCACCTCGTAGAAAAATCTTAAATGATTGTATATATTCAACAAGAATATTTAATCCTACCCATACAATAATTATTGTCTCAAATACTTTAAAAGAAGAAGAATTCGATCCTAAATTTAATATATTAGTTCGTGGTTGGGATCTTTCTTTGTTTGATGATATACCTATACCTAAATCATTAATAGAGGAACATTACATAAATGTAAATGCGAGAGAGCGTTCTGATTTAATTAGAATGGTTTTATTATACAAGTATGGAGGAAGTTACATAGATACTGATGATATAGCAATTAAACCAATAAATCAAACAATAGAAAACTTAGTTTGTAGAAACTATGATCCACACACTGCTCATTATAATAATCTCACTCCTGAAGATTGTATTAGTGGAATTCATAGAGAGATACCAGGGTATGATGATATTAATATCATGCCAAGAAATGATTGCTGGTTGAATTTTAATCATCATAGTAAATTCATTCATTCAATATTGTCTAATCCTAAAATAGTAGAGTCTAATAAAGCTTTGTATATAGGAGACGATACATCTTGGCAATCACTTGCACTAGAAGCATGTAAATCTAATGAAATAGGAGTAGATTATAATCTAGGATTAACTCTCCTGTATTTATATGAAGACTTTGTATCAGCATCATCTTATTGGGATAAGTGTCATCATGGTGGTGAAATGTGTGACATTTGGAAAAAGCTTCCTGATGTAGACAATTATGAATGGGGATTCTATAAATGTGATAAACAAACAGCCATGTCTTTTTATAAAGAAGTGTATGATAAGTATCCTCATCTATCACATATGTGGCTTCATTCTAAAGACATGAAAGAAGAGTGGTTGATAGATGCACTAAATGAAAATGAAAAATATAGTGTATCCACTTGGATATACGATGATATTAAAAAACAAATCAACAAATGATATCTGTATTAACATTAACTTATAAAAGACTCCATTTATTAGAAGAAGCAATTCAATCTTTTTTAATACAAAATCCTGAAATAGAATCTGAAATGGTTGTTATAAATGATAATCCAGAAGTAGATTATGTTTATGTCCATGATAGAGTTAGAATCATAAATCATAAACAAAGATTTCCTTCTATATCAGCTAAGTTAGAATGGGGGTATAAGCAGTGTAAATATGATTATATATATCGTTTAGATGATGATGATCTTTTATGTCCTTGGTCTTTAGAGAATGTTTATAAAGACATAATTGAAAATCCTGGATATGAAATATATAGAAGTAAAGGGATGCACTTTTTTGTAGACAATGTCTATACTGGAGAAAATGGTAATATAAACAATGGTAATGTATATACAAAAGCTTATTTAGATAGAATTAAATTTCCAGATAGTAGTTTTGGTGAAGATTCAGATATAACTTTTGGTAATAATTCTATTGTATATACATCAACATTAAAACATACAATGATATATAGATGGGGAATGGGAACATTTCATATATCTGGAATGGGTAATCAAACAAATGAAATAATACTCAATCAAGCTGACTTAGTGTTAAACGGTTCATCTGGACAAATTGAAATAAATCCTCATTTTGATAATGAGTATTATTCTAATCTAGTATAAAAGAAAAAGGGAACCAAATGGTTCCCTTTTTACTTAACCCAAAATCACAAATTTAATCGAAACGAACAAAAATCTATTTAGAAAGTCTCTTCTGCTTCATAGGAAGCATAGGACTTTTAAGTCTACTTGGTGTGTCAGCCTCTCTCATATAATTACCATTAATTGGTTTAGGAGGTGCTACCTTAGGAGCTTTTGCAGGCTTGTGCATCTTTAGCACAGGTTTTGTTTTCTTACTTGCAGCCATATTTACATTTTTTCATAGCACCACCTTTTTTCATCATAGGAGATTGCATCATATCTGCACCCATCTGAGCTTTCTTCATCTTAGCTCCTGATTTAGCTTTATTCTTAGTAGCACCTGCAATACGATCAGCAGCAGTAATGCCATAATTATCATCAACCCCAGCTTTAACTGATAATGCACCAAATTCTCCACCAACTTTAGCTTTCTTCATGGTACCACCCATTTTCTTTTTAGGGAATGGATTCTTAGTAGTACCATCTTTATTAAGTTTACCACTTTTGATACCTTCTTGAATTTTCTTATCTAATGGTAAACCACGTTTACCATTTATAGATCCTGGAGTAGGTTTATTTTGCATCATACCCATTTCTGCTTTTTTCATAATCTTTTTCATTGTTATTTCTTTTTAGACATTTTCTTCATCATCATCTTAGGTGCTACTTTACCACCCATTTTTTGTTTAGGAATCTTATTAAGATCTTGTTTATTCTTGATAGCATTAACCCCTGCCTTTATACCAGAACCAATTGCGCTCGTTGTTGCTGCAATAGGTGCCATTACACCTCGTGCAACTGTACTTGCAACTTTATTAGCACCACGAAGAACTTTACCAGCAGTAGTTTTAGCTTTAGTATTTTGGTAATCAGTAGAGTCGGTAGTCATAGACTTTCTCATATCTCCTCTAAAGCCCTCACCAAAACCTAATCTTTTGGTAACTTCTCCTGTTCTTGTGATACCTTTCTCTACTGTATCACCATCTTTAGCTTTCTTAGCTTTGATTTTCTTTTCTTGTTTTAACATAGCAGCTGTAGGTTTCTTACCAGAGCCTTTAGCAGCTCTAATATTGTCCCACAATCCTCTGCGTGATGTAGAACCATCTTTGCGTTTTAGCATTTCCATTTTCTAAGAGATTTATTTATACGTGAATTAGGATCGTTTGCAGTTTTTGCAGACGTTAGTTTCTTTTTCATACCTGACATCCTAGCACAGAATGATTTCTTGCGAGGACCACCTTCAGGTTGTGGAGCTTTAAGACCAGGTTTACCTGGATTAGCTCTGTTGTAGGAAGCCCTACCTTTTGCATTTAGGCCACCAGATTTGGATTTACCTTCTGATCTCTGCCAAGCTTCAGTCTTTGCCATTACTTTATAAGTTTAATACCTTTAAGTTTTCTAATAATCTTATTGGCCTCATCCTCAGCCATTGTGACTATCTCTTCTGATTTCTTCTCAGCATCCCATTTGTATAGAAGAAGAGCCATATGCATAGTTTCATGCATTATTGCTGTCTTCTGTTCATCAGCACTGTATTTTTTAAACGTTCCCATGTTTAAGAATAAAAAGGGCTTATAAGGATCTTTAGCTATAAGCTTTTTATCTGCTGGGTCATAATTAGTAAGCCCATAGATGTACACTCCGTTACCTTTTGTCTTATCAACCTCTTCTGCTTGGGCATCTTTTAGATTTAGCCCATGCATTTCTTTAACCTTATAGTATTTGAATATGTCAGTAGCATTCTTACCAATTAGTAAGATGTACTTATCCATATCAAATTCTTTAATGTCCATCACTTCTTTTTTAATGGCTTTTTACCATAGTTAGGGTTCTCTCTATGCCATTTCTTAACAGAAGCAACACCTTGTTTAACAGTTTTTGCTCTAGACTTAGCAGTGAGGTTAATCTTATCCCACTTACCAGCAGAAGGACCAGCTGTATGATCTACAACTATATCTCCTTTATCACCTATACCTTTATCAACTTTCTTTTTAAACACTTTATGTGTTTGTCCACCAGCTTTAACGATAGCTTTCTTTGCCATTATTTCTTAACACAATTGTTAACAGTCTTACCACCTTTCTTCTTGGTGCCCTTCTTAACATAACCAGTCCAGCAGCTTATCTTACCACCATTCTTTAATGATGTGCCATCTTTCTTTATAAGATGACCATTAGGTACAGGCGTAATATTACCACCATTCTTAAGAACACCCTTTCCTACATAGGCAGTAGCCTTTTGTGGATTATATGGACCAGGTTTCTTTATAGATGCCATGATTACTTAGCTTTACGTTTCTTAGCCATAGCCTTGAATGTCTTAGCAAGAGCTTTAGCTCTACCTGTACATCCAGGCTTAGTGATAGGAGTGCATTTGCCCTCTGTACCTCTACGCTTGATCGAGGCTGTTGCCTTCTGAATCCATT